TCTAAGTGGTTGATTTACATAGAGAAGTGATTTATCCGTGGAATTATCCAAGCAAAGACCCTTGGATAATTAGGGGCTTGCGTTCTGAAAACGCTGTGTTATACTCCTGCCATAGGCAGGAGTGAGTGGGAGCAAAATCAAGCATCGATGGTTGTCTCGGTGGTGTCAGCGACGATTGCAGACACGAAACCCATGATGAAAGCCTTCTCACCCTTGAGCGTAACGGGGTCGCCGTTTTTGGTGCGCTTGTTGTCGTACACAGTTTTGACTTGGCGGCAAAGGCCGATCAGGGTGTCCTTGTTGACTGGACCAGTTGTCGGAATGGACGCGGCGACCCAATCCAAGTTGGCTTTGGGGATCAGCCCGCAGGTCAGGATGTCGTTGACCATTGGACGGTATTGCCCGTTTTGCAGTTGCTTGAGCATACGTCCGGCGGCAAGATTGTGGCGTGATTCACGACTGCCGAAGGCGATTGCACGCTCAAATGACCCGGATTTGCCACGGGCGTTCATGGTCACGAGCCCGCCGGATTCGGCGTTGTTGATGACGTTGACGAGCATGGATTTGTTTTCGATGATTGCGAGTTGCATGATGTTTCCTTGTGGTTGATAGGCTTGGATGTATGCACACATCGTGCACACAATGAAGCCCACCGAAGTGGGTTGCACGGGCTTGCTGTTCTTGGTGCCCGTCTCTTGTTGATAGTGACCTCATCGCCCGTCAAAGTCGGCGCTACTCGCCACACGCTTTCGTGTGGTCGCACCTCGGCGGGACTCTTACCCCCAAAGGTGTAGGGTTCTGGTGCGACGCACCGCGCCAAGGGTTCCGGCCACTGTTACGGGGGTTGGTTACCCGCACGGAAGTGGACTCCTAGCCTTGTCTCTGCCCAATGTCACGTCGGCTACGTTTCCCCCGACGATAGTCACGCCCCCAAGAGTTGCTAACCCCCTAAGATTGTGCTGTTCCGAAACATGAATTTTTAATGATCTCTGCGCTACAAGACGCACGTTTCCCCGCTGTCGTTGGTTGCCCATGACCGCCATGTACGGGTTACCCCGTGATGACACGTTTCCACGATTGCCCCACCCCGAAGGGTGAACGCTTAGAGTTGCGATCAACTCACTGGATGCCGTCTTGCTACTCGCTCGATTGTCGGCATCCTCAAGGTAGGCGGACTTGCTACTCGGCCCACCCCCACCAGGCCCCCCACGCCCACCCCCCGGCCCCGCCCCGCCTTACGACGCAGTCCTACAGCGCACCAAACTCACAACAACATACACACATTCGACATACAAAATACATATCAGCCCCGAAAACACCCCCGCCCCCCTCAAAAACGCGCCCAAAAAATTAAAAAAGCCCTAAAATAACCTCATACACACAAAATACACACCCAAAAAGGAGTGAAAAATGGCCTCAGAAATGATCCGCTGGAACCTTTTTATGCCCGTCGATTTGATGGAAAAGACCAAAAAACTGGCCCTGAAGCGGCATATTTCGTCAGCAGATGTGGTCCGAGCGGCCCTGATTGCCTATTTGGCAGCTGTGGAGAAGGCCGAATCACGCACCGCCGTCGCCGTGGAGTCAGCAAATGTCGCTTGAAGCCCGAGAAATTGGGGATGAGCCCCTTGAATATGGCCAAAAACCGGTCTCGTTCCCGAGCGTCAGTGAAGAAATGGTCGCCTCCATAGCCCTTGGCATGGAAGATGAGCTCATCGTGGCCGCGCGGCATGGGTTGAGCGTGGAGCAGTACGAGTTGCTGGCCCGCCAGCCGTGGTTCCAGCTGCAAGTGACCATGAAGCGCTCGGAGTTCGAGAAAAACGGCGTCACGTTCAAAGCCAAAGCCTCATGGATGGCCGGGGAGTTGCTCGATCAGGTGTACCTCAGTGCGGCGTCGACTGACTCCAGCCTGAACCAGAAGCACGAAGTCCTCAAGACACTGATCAAGGCCGCCGGACTGGAAGCCAAAGAGGAAAAGAAGGTCGAGACTGGCCCCGGGTTCCAGATTAACATCGACCTTGGGGGCGGGCAGACGCTCAGTCTGTCTAGCGGGGCGAGCCCTGTTGTGCCGGTCACACTGGACGCCGAGGTCAAGGAGATTAAATGACCAGTACGTACAAACCCACAGAGACCCAGCGCGAGTACATGCTGGATGACAAGTATGTCCGGGTGCTGGCGGGGCCAGTCGGGGGCGGTAAATCTGTCACTTGCGTGCACGAGCTCGTGCGGTTAGCCTGCGGGCAGGCGCCAAACGCCAAGGGGGTGCGTAAAACGCGAGCAGTTATCGTGCGTAACACCGCCGACCAGCTGGCGCTGACGACCAGAAAGACTGTGTTCGACTGGTTGCCGCCGGGCGAGGCGGGTATCTGGAAGGCCGTGGAGAAGACGTTCATCCTCATGGCCACGTTGGCTGACGGCACGAAGGTAGAGTCCGAGTGGCTGTTCATCGCGCTGGACACACCGGACGACGTGCGAAAAGCGCTGTCACTGGAGACGACATTCCTGTGGGGTAACGAGAGCCGAGAGCTGCACCCGGACGTCGTGGACGGCCTGCTCGGGCGTCTGAACCGCTACCCGTCGATGAAAGACGGAGGGCCCACCCGCTCGTGCGCGCTGTTCGATACGAACATGCCCGATGAAGACACGTGGTGGCACGACAAAATGGAGAACCCGCCGTCAAACTGGGCGGTGTATAAGCAGCCGGCGGCGATCATAAAGCCCGAGAAGTACGTCGAGCTGTATAACGAAGAAGCCGAGGAAATCCTGCTGGACAAGGACGGCCAAGAGTGGGTAGTGAACCCGGCGTGTGACAACTACCACCACCTGCCAAAACAGTACTATCCGAACTTGATTCCGGGCAAGACCGAAGACTGGCTGAGGGTGTACCTGCGTTCGGAGTATGGGCGCTCGCTGTCTGGCACACCTGTGTATGAGAAGACGTTCGTGCCGGACTTCCACATCGCGGACAAGTCGTTCAAGGCCATCCGAGGAGAAGCGTACCCAGTGATCATCGGGGTGGACTTCGGGCGCACACCGGCGGCGGTGTTTAAGCAGCGAGACCCGCGGGGGCGGGTTATCACGCTGGCGGAGCTGACGTCTGAGAACATGGGCATCGAGACATTTTTGCGCACTAAGCTCAACCCGTTCATCGCCAACCACATGCAAGGGTGTAGTTTCGTGTGCGCGCCGGACCCTGCGGGATTTGCCAAACAGCAGCAGGGGGAGATGTCGTTGGTTGATGTGCTCAAAAACGCAGGGTTCAAGTGCGTGCGGCCGCCGACAAACGATCCGGAGAAGCGGGTTCAGGCGGTCGAGCGCTTGCTGTGCCAACAGTTAGAGGGCAAGGCCATGTACCTCGTAAACCCTGAGTGCGAGCAGCTGCTCAAAGGGTTCAAGTACGGGTACCGGTACAAGATCAAGAAAAACGGCGAGATGGAAGACAAGCCGGACAAAAATCAGTTCTCTCACGTGCACGACGCCAACCAGTACGCTGACTTGGTGATGGACATGAACGTGCGCGGTGTGATGATGGGCAACAGCTCCCGGCGCGAGGTTAAGCGCTCGGGCTACACGTACACTTGACCGTTGGCCCCTCGGGGGTACAATTTAGGCAGTTTCTCATTGGAGCCACCATGGCACTTGGTCTCGCCCTCATCCCTGTCGCACGCGCATCTGATCTGGAGGCGCAGGCCCAAAAGCGTTCTGCCGAGCTGCAGAACCAGCCAGTCATTCAGGGCCTTGCTGCGCACGTGCGCAAGCGTTGGGAGACAGCCAAGGATGGCAAGCGAGACTTGGAAGAGCGCATGCTGCAGTGTGTTCGCCAGCGCAACGGGCAGTACGACCCGGACAAACTGGCTGACATAAAGCGTCAGGGCGGCTCCGAGATTTACATCATGCTTACGTCGGTGAAGTGCCGTGCGGCCACCAGCTGGCTGCGCGATACCTTGCTTGGCACCGGGGCTGACAAGCCATGGGCGCTGGACGCCACACCTGAGCCGACCCTCCCCCCGGACATCGTCAAGAGCTTGCAGGCCGACATGGCCCAGCAGCTGCAGACCATGATGATGAACGGCATGCAGACGCCTGACGTCGAGCAGCTGCGCCAGATCGCGCTGCAGATGAAAGACGCCGCCATGCGCCGCATGAAGGAAGAGGCCGAGGAGCGCGTCGATCGCATGGAGCGCAAGATGGAAGACCAGCTGGTTGAAGGCCACTGGACTAAAGCGCTCAACGAGTTCATCGACGACATCGTCACGTTCCCCTTCGCCGTTCTCAAGGGCCCGGTCAAGCGCAAGCGCAAGATGCTCGCATGGGTCGGTGGCAAGCTCGTACCTCAAGAGCAGATCGTCAACGAGTGGGAACGGGTTGATCCGTTCATGCTGTACTGGGCCCCTTGGGCGTCCGACGTCAACGACGGCTTCGTGATCGAGCGCCACAAACTGACCCGCGACGACCTGCAAGCCCTGATGGGCGTGCCCGGCTACAACGACGACGCCATCCGCACGGTGCTCAGCGAGTTCAATGGCGGCGGCCTCAAAGAGTGGCTCTGGACGGATAACGCGCAGGCTACCGCTGAGGGCAAAAATACCTCCGAGGCCATCTACACCGACGACCTCATCGACGCGCTTCAGGTGTGGGACAGCGTCCCGGGCAAAGACCTGCGCGAGTGGGGCCTGTCTGCCAAGGAAGTCCCTGACGTCAGCTTGAGCTACCCCTGCGAAGTGTGGCTGGTGGGCAACACCGTCATCCGCGCGGTGCTCAACTACGACCCGCTGGGCCGCAAGCCGTACTACGTCACGTCGTACGAAAAGACCCCCGGCTCTGTGGCGGGCAAGGGCGTGGCCGACCTGTGCCGCGACTCCCAGAACATGTGCAACGCCGCTGCCCGCAGCTTGGCCAACAACATGGGCATCAGCTCTGGCCCGCAGGTGGGTGTGAACGTGAGTCGTCTGCCCCCGGGCGAGGACATCACCGAGCTGTACCCATGGAAAATCTGGCAGTTCCAGAGTTCCGAGTTCAACGACGGCAGCCAGCCGTTGACGTTCTTCCAGCCCAGCAGCAACGCCTCTGAGCTCATGGCCGTGTTCGAGAAGTTCAGCGCCCGCGCTGATGAGGACACCATGATCCCTCG